GTCTCGCCCGTGTTCCAGTTCGATCCTAAAGACGGAGTCGTGACCCGGCTGCTGCGAGCCGGTCTCACCAACAATCCAAATCTTCACTTGACCGCGATTGCGGCGTCGCAGACGGCGGCCGCCAACAACGAAACGAAGGACGAACACATGGAATTTCCAAGCCAGGAATTGCGCGAGCTGCTGAGTCTCGAGAGCGACGCTACCGTTGCGGACGTCGTCGCAAAAGTACGCGAGCTGCGCGCGGCCGCCGATGCGGCGTCGTCACAGTCGACTAGCACGCATGCACACGACCCGGCGCACTACGTTGCGATCGCGGAGTTCGAGCGGGCACTCACCGAGCTCAACGCGCTCAAGGCGGATCGGGCGCGCGAGCGCGCGGCGCATACGGTGGAAGAGGCGATTCGCGCGGGCAAAATCGTGCCGGCGCAGCGCGAATGGGCAATCGCGTACTGCGCCGCCGACACGCGCGGCTTCCAGGCGTTCGCGGCCAAGCAGCCGTCGATCCTCGGCGAGAACCTGGGCCTTTCGGGGGAGCCGCCGGCCGACCGGCGCGCGGGCAGCCTCAACGCGGCAGAGCTCGCAATCTGCGCGCAGCTCGGCCTCAAGCATTCGGAATTCGTGCGACGCAAGCGCGGCCGCGCGGATTTCCTGAGCCTCGAACGCGCCGACGCCGATCTACGGAACGCAGCAGCCCGTAGCGCAGACCTTCGAAACAACCAGGACTAATTCGCTCTCTTACTACTGAAAAAAGAAAGGTGAAAAGATGGCGGCTCTAACCAATTCGCGAAATACGCCCGAGATGGCCGATGGCGGCAGGATGCGCGTTTACCCGGTCGAGGCGAACACCAACGTTTACCTCGGCGGAATCGTCGCGCTGAATGCCGCCGGCAACGCGGTGCCTGCCTCGGCAACGACCAGCGTCGCCAACGCGCTCAAGGTCGTGGGCCGCGCCGAATACGTGAAGAACGGAATCCCGGGGCAGAACGCGATCAACAATCCGGGCGCCGCGGGCGCGATCGCGATCACGGCGCGCAAGGGAGTCTTCCTGTACGCGACCGACGGAACGGTCGGCGCCGCACAGGTCGGGCTCGTGTGCTTCGCACTCGACGACAACACCGTCACGGCCGCCGATCGCTCAGGCGGCGCGGTACAGCAATACGCGGCGGCGGGGGTCGTCGTCGCAATCGATCCGAGCGGCCAGGTGTGGGTGGATTTCTGGCATCAGTCGACCGCATCGGCCTGACGATGACGTTTCAGCGAAAAATGAAGACGAGGAAGAATTAGATGGAAATCAGTGCAGCGAATCTGACCGCATTATTCACCGGCTTCGACGTCGTCTTCCAGCGCGGGTTCGAGAAGCCGCCGTCGTACTACGAGCAGATCACGAGCGTGGTGCGTTCGGCCTCGCGCCAGACTACCTATCCGTGGCTCGGACGCACTACCAAGTTCCGCGAATGGCTGGGCGACAGAGTAATCCAGGCGCTCGAGACGCATGAGTACACAATAGTCAATCGGAACTTCGAAGATACAGTTGCGATCGACCGCAACGATATCGAAGACGATACCTACGGCGCGTACGAGCCGATCATCGAGCAGCTCGGATGGGACACCAAGGTGCATCCGGACATGCTGCTGTTCGCGATGGTCAAAGACGCGGTGGCGAACCCGGGCAACGTCGTCGGCTTCGACGATGTGCCGTTCTTTTCAGCGAGCCATCCGGTCGGCCTGATGGGCCAGGCCGGGACCACGGCAGCGAATATCAACTCGAGCGGGTCAGGCGCGTACTGGTACCTGATCGACGCGTCGCGAGTGATTCGTCCTTTCATCTTTCAACTGCGGCGCGAATACGCAGTCACGCGAATGACTAATGTCGCGGACGAGGCGGTCTTCAACCGGCGCGAGTTCCGCTACGGCGTCGACGGCCGCGCCAACACCGGAGTCGGGCTGTGGCAGTTGGCCTACGCCAGCAACACCGATCTCAGCAATCCGACCAATTACGGCGCGGCGCGCGCCGCGATGCGAGCATTCAAGACCGATGCGGGACAGCCGTTTGGCGCGCTGTCGAGCCGCAGCGGCGTGTACCTGCTGGTGCCGCCAGTGCTCGAAGAAGTCGCGCGGCAGTTGTTGAACTCCGAGTTCATGGCGGGCGCAGGCGCGAGCGCGAGCGTCGCGACTTCGAACATCTGGCGCAACAGCGCGGACCTCATAGTCAGCGAGTTCCTGGCGTAAGGAAACGGCGATGAATCCAGTTTTCCTGAGCCGGCGTGTAGCGGGTCTCCCTCCTGCCCGCAGCGCCGGAGTGAACGGCCACTCTCTGCGGGCGCAAATCAGTTGTCCAGCGTCCGCGGAGAGACCTCTCAATCGAATAGTCACTTGCGATGCGATGAGGTTACGAAAGTGAGCTACGCGACCGTCCTCGACATGATCAATCGCTATCCAAATCGTGACCTGGTCCAACTGACTAATGAAGATCCTACAGCGACTACGATAAACGCCACTCCGATTACGCAGGCGCTGGCGGACGCGTCCGCGGAAATTGACGGATACATCGAAGGTCGCTTCACACTGCCGCTGACAGATCCGCCTGCCGTTCTCAGCCGCCTGACTACCGACATCGCAATGTACCGCATGCAGTCGCTGCGGCCTCTGCATGACCTCGAAGATGCGCGCAAGCGATACGAAGACGCGGTTGCGATGCTGACTAAGGTCGCGGCGGGGGAGCTCACGCTCGGTCTGTCCACCGATGGCCAGGAGCCACCGGTCGCGGAAACGGTGGAGAATGTGCAAGGGCCGGATCGCGTCTTCAGTCGCAAAAAAATGAGGGGCTACTGAGATGGGCGCGATGCTCGACGCACCGTGGAACGGCGTAACATTTGCGCCGCCAACTGCGATCGACATCGCGACGATCGAAGACGCAATAGTCACTCAACTGCGTTCACAGATCGGCTCGATCGAAATCGCTCACTATCCGGACAGACCCGAGACCTGGCGCATGACCCATCGCGTGGGCGCGGCGTTGGTGATGTACAAGGGCGCGCAATACGGCGAGCTGCTCGATACCGCCGCGATAATCCAGGAACGCAAACTCGAGTTCGAGATTTCGGTGATGATGCGCGACCTCGGATGGGCGGTAGGCGGAGACGCCTCGGGACCGAGTCCGGGCGCATACGCGATTATCGAGCGCATCCGCACGGCGCTGACCGGATATGAAGTTCCCGGATGCCGCAAGATGTACCCGCTGCGCGAAAAATTCGTAAAGCGCGACAAGCAGGGCGGGGTGTGGACGTACTCGTCGACGTTTGCGCTGAGCACAGTGGCAGTCGAAGGCTCGCAACCGGATAACTTCCCGCTGTTCATCAAGGGCATCGTGCTGGAGGAAGGGCGGCAGACTTCTGTCACGCTCGGCGCAATTGCGTACACGTTCAATTCGAATCTGCAGGTTCAGCTTCCGCAGGGCAACGTATTCGCCGTGAGCATTACGGGTCCCGGCGGCGCAGCGCTGATCCAGGGCACGGACTTTTCGGTCGACCGGGCGAACGGAATAGTCGCAGCAATTCCTGGCGGTGCGATTGTCGCGGGCGAGACGGTGCAGATTGCATATTCATATGCCGACGAGGCGATAGCGATTGCGGGGCAGAGTGAGCCGACTAACTAGGCCGGACCAATAGTAAATCGACTTGACTGAGTATAGGTGATACATGCCAGCCAGTTTCCTGCACGGAGTTGAAGTAATCGAAGTACCTAATGGGCCGGTTCCGGTCACTGTCGTCAAATCGGCGGTGATTGGATTGGTGGGAACCGCGCCGGCGTGGGCGGTAGCATCGCCGGTGGTGGCCGCGGCTCTAAATACGCCGACACTGGTCTCGTCAGCGCTGGATGCGGCAGCCTTCGGGCCTGTCGTTCGCGGATACTCGATTCCGTACGCACTCGCGGCGATCCAGGCGCAAGGAGCGGGACAGGCGATCGTCGTCAACGTGTTCGATCCAACCAGGCATTTCACGGCGATAGCTGCGACCGCATTCACGTTCAATGCTCAGGGAGCTATCAACCTGGGGCAC